TAATAACATTTCCTGCTATTGTATTTAATAATGGTGGATCATATGCTTCAGCTGGTAATGGTTCATCTTCTTGTTTCAATGTTATAATTGTCCAATTTTTTACTGGAACAATTAATTTCTTTTCATCTTTGAAAGTAGCTTCCCAACCAACATTGCATGCATGTTTATAATCAATTTTATAGATATGTTCATCGGTTCTATACTGTATTTTTTCTATGTCTTCTTCTTCAATATCTTTAAGAGAAATTGTCCAAGAACTACCACCCATTCGTAATCTCTGGTCTTCAGATTCATTTTTATAATAGGTTTTACCTTTTACATATCCATGTGTTAACTTTTTTGCCATGTTGCCTCCTTGTTTACTATGAATGGACCATTTTCGTCTACATCTACATCCCAACCAAGCAGGGTGTAAAGATATTGTCCTTCTTCAATTAAATTATCTACAAATCCACACTCTTCTTCACACATTACAGCAGGTAAAGAATTGTCGGTACCATTTTTAATTTCTGCTTCTATAAGGTTCTTGCCACATTTAGGACAAGATTCTTTTATTTCCTTCATTGTGTTTCTCCTTTTACGGGGTCTAATTCCTCGTATGGTAGGTTGTAGCAATCTGTGGACACTTTCCATTGATTGGAAGGGTCTATGTCTCCTTTTGCATGGAATGTAGCTCTTTTAAAGTATTCTTTTGGTTCTTTTTTACCGCATATCCATGCTTTGATAGGAGTACCATTCTTAAATTGAATACTCGTAAATATATATAAATCTGGACTTTGGTGTCTACTCGTATAGGCAACGCTTGCATCGTAATGATCTTGCGGTTCTACTGTTCTACGTTTAGTTTTAACTTCTATTCTCTGATTGTTTTTTAGGAGATCGTGATTATATTCAGAATTACTAACTATATCAGCTTTAATATAATGGGCTACAATTTCTTCACCAAGATATCCGGCAAAGTTTCCTTTTCCTTTTAGAATAGAATTATTTATTGCTCCCAAATTTTCTGATTTTTCTTTTGCATTGTTTATCATCCATCCTTTAAAAGGAACTTTAATTATATTGCTCAATATTTACCTCCTTTGGCTAATTTTTTTAGTACATAGCTTTGAACTTCTTTTGTCTGTTCTTTTACCCAAGCTAATATAAGGCAAAAGTCTTTTTCTTTTAATGGTCCCTTCCGTGTATTGCACTGTTTGCATATGATCTGTAGATTCTTTGGTGTTGATTCTCCATCTTTAGATAACGGAATTATATGATCGCATACCATTGTTGAGACATTCAATATTCTGTCACAGTATTTACATGACTCACCATAGGCATCGTAAAACATCTTCTTTATATCTTCAAGCTCTATTTCAAAGAGCACCTGATGCATCTTCGACCTTTTTCTTAGAGCTTGTTTCAAAGCTGATGCTTTACGTGACAATCTAAGCCAAGCTTTATGCCATTGTCTACCGTGAATACTTACTAATTTCTCTCTAAAAGCACTCTGATCGTATTTCATCGTTACTAAAAAATCGGGTTCGTGGGGATTGACTATCGTCCCCACGTCCCGATTTCGTTACTGCTATCACCTATATGGCTTCTCTAGAATGAATTGGAATGTTCCAGAAAGTTTCCAGAACGCCAATGAAATTTTTATACAATACCATTTTGAATTTTTTTCAAATTCTAGGGAAAGTCTAAAGAGAGATATTAGAAAAATATCTATACCCCATCGACTTATTTTGTAATTCTTCCATAGAATAATATCTATGAATAATTTGACTATATCTCTTGGTCGTTTTTTCATATTCTTTTCAATCTAAATGAATCGTGAAATTTTAAATCAACTGACCAGAGTTCTCCATCTGTACTTTTCACCATTTTTAGCCTCCTTTTTCGTTCCTTTGCTTCGCCTTCTAACACAAGCAACTTTCTTGAGGCATTCTCTATGGCTCCACTTCCTTTGCCTGCGTAGAGGTCTAATGTTCCCGCTCTAGAATATTCTCTTGACGTCTGACTCAACTGTATAATAATCATATCATAATTGACTGCTAAGTTACTTAATGCGTGAGATATATGCCTTATAGATTCATATTCACCTCTCGTGTAATTTGGTGGTTCTATTAAATCTATATAATCTATTACTATACAGGCTGGAGATGTTTTCCTTACCTGTTCTCTAATTTTTTCTACAGTTGGACTCACAGTTTGTATTTGAATGTGATCAATTTCTTCTCTATGTATATCATATAAGGTTCTACTAGTATCTCCTTTTTGTATAAGTTCTGTTTCTGTATCAGAAACAATTTGTATATTTCTTCTATGCATTAACCACGGTGCTAACTCTAATGATAAATACAATGTTGGAATTTGTAGTTCTTTTTCTATCTTATCTTCTATAGCATTATATGCTAATGCAATATTCTGAGCAAGAGTAGTTTTGTTGGTACCTGTTGGTCCTACAATAGTAACTAACTCTCCCGGATATATAACTGAGTCTACTCCTACCAATCCATAAAGTTTTGATAAATTAATACTGACACCAGAAAAATCTCTCTTCATTCTTTTATTTAGCATTACTTGCAAATCGTCTACGTTTAATATGTTCATAAGGTAATCCTTTCTCTTAAAGTAAATACAATGAGATTGACAATAGGTCATCATCATACTGTCCATGCAACCATATTGATAACCTTTTGTATATACATCGTTAATAGATGAAAGGAGTTCAGAATCCTTGATCCTATCTTCACCTTTGTTCCATTCTTCCATTGCTGCTATCGTAGCATCTATAGGAATACCATTTCTCCTAAAATGAGAAACAATCCTCATTAAAGTATTATGTCGATTCCCTTCAGCTGGTGGGTTATTGTACATATCTTGAATACAAGGTACAACATTTGTATGACTACTGGTTTTAAAGAATGCTTTAACGCTGGGTGAATCAAATGTTACATAGCTTTCTAAATATCCAGATTGTTCTTCTGATGGGAATGTATGGAAGTCATTAACATCCCACTTTCTTCCTTTTGCCGCTATTGTTGTATATGGTAATTCCTCTAATTGTTCTGATGTAATGTATGTTTTATATAATTGTGTTTTATAGTTCTTGGTAGCAGCACATCTATATAAAGCTGACCTTGAATAGATTGACATATCAGCTTCTGGTAATAATTTTTTCATTGTTGATTTAACAATATAAGGCAAATCATTACCCTCATGATTTTCAAATCCGAATAATGAGCTGGGTAATAAGAAATGAAATCCTGTTCCACTAAAAAATATACAATAGGAATCATCCTTCAATCCTAATCCTAATAATTTTTGATTTACTATTTTTGCTTTAGCTATTGTTTTCTTACCTGATATGAGAGGATTTTTATCTTTAACTTTATCAATGTCAATGGGTAAATAATCTATTCCTCTCCATCCCATATATCCCCTAACACTTTTATTTTTATTTACATATTCATAACCATCTTTATCATAAAGATAGACAGAACGGTACACAGGAATATTTTTCCCATGTACCGTTACTGCTTTTTCTAATTTATCGAGGTCTACTAAGGAACCCCTTGATGCAGGACTCCTGAGTGCCAACTCGACAAACATTAATTTGCCTTATAACCGGTCTTCAATGATACCGTTGGAGCTGAACTTGTTGGTGTTGATGTTTCATCCCAAGGTTCTGGTTCTGGCTCTTCTATATGTTCTTTTATAATGTCATTATCTTTAGCCCATTGGACATAGCTATTTAGAGATTTCATTTGTTTTCTATCTTCAGATTTAGCCATTCTTTGAACTACTTCTGTCCAGACTTTTTCTTCATTAGTAGTCTTATCCAGAACTTTCTTTTTATAGACATAAATAGTATACGGATAAATTTCAGCACCAGTATTATCTGTATAGTTATTATTTAAGAATGATGCAATATTATCAATTGATTCATCTACTTTTGATACCCAATTGCCATTCATATCAAATCCACCACCGAATCCTATAGCATCAGCAACACTATAAAACTTCTTTAGCAAGGGATTATTCATCAGGCTACCATCAGTATCTCGTTCAAATGAACCACTAAGACGCATTTTTACCGGATATTCACTTCCTGCAGTCTGTAATTCAATGATAAGATATACATCTGCCCATTCAAACTTACTGGATTCATCTGTGAATGACAGTATTTTAGCATTCTGAAATCCTAACCATGGTGGCGTTGCACCATTTTTAAAGGATTGTTTATCGTCTGGTCTATAAGGCATTATTTACCTTCCTCTCTTATGGATGACAGGTGTTTATCCTGTGGTCCTTGTTGATGTATTGCATTTTGTACTTCTTCGGCTGATGCAATACTGTCTTCACTACCTAGTCCAGCAAAGCCCAAAGCTCTACCGACTGCCGAAGTTTCACAGTTCTCTATAGCACTGGTTTTATTAATTTGACTCTTTGATTCATCTTCCTTTGCATAGCCAGTAAAACATCTATCAGGATTTTCCATTTCAGGAATAACAGTGGCTTTCATAATATAAATACCACCTTCTGCATATACTAATTCCGCTGTTATACTACCATTTTGATGTAAGTTGTGAAATACTCTTACACGTTCTGGAACTGTGACATATGGTTTGCCATGTATATCTATAGTTTTAATCGGTCCTACAAACTTAGCAAAATCAGTTATTGAATTTCCATTCATGCTGTCCTCCCTGCTAACTCTTTGAGAGCCTCTAACTTCTCAATTTCGTCAGCTTCTTTTGGTTCGGTTGCGAGGTAGGGGCTATTAGATAACTCATTCTCTAATCTCCTGAGAATGTTCCCAAAGAGGGATATAGTTTGAGTTATTTCTAGTAAGTGAGATGACATCTGTCCCAAATAGTCCATTATAGAGCTAATGGTCTCTCTCTCGTCTGTCATTGTTATTTCTCCTCGGTTAAGGTTAGTGGAATATACGAACTTTTTATGTATTTTTCTATTGAATTTATTTTAAATCCTTCTTTTTTAATGTTGTTTGTTAATAAATCCATCCATAGATATTGATAATATCCTCTATTACCAGATAAACAAAATATCTGATTAACAATCATACCGGCTACAAGATTAGCTGTAAAGATAGTATGTTTCATAGTACAAGGTGCATCCTCTATATTCGCACTGGAAGTCCAATGGTCATAATAGTCAACAGGAACATCTCTTGCTGTCATCGTGACCACTTCAAATGCTAATGCATCCATTCTTCCATCTATGAAAAATCCTGCACTATATTTATTACCCAACATAAGACCATTATCACACATTCTCCAGCGATCATACATTGCTAATCTATCTTCCATATTATCTATACAAACTATCATCTTTTTACAAATCGGTGTATCATTATCAAACTTCATAGGATGTTCAATTAT